CGCATCCCGGTGTCGTGCAGGTAGCGCCCGGCCGCGTTCACGAGCCGCGCTCTCGCGTTGGTGGATGATTGCGCGGCCGACACGAGATCGCCGTCTGCGCTGACGATCAGGTCGCCTTCGACCGAGGTCAGCGTCACCGCTGCCGGGTTGATGCGCGTCGAGCCGAAGCCTGCGGCGTTGTCGGGTGTGTTCCCCGGCAGCCATTCCACGGTCAGCGTGACGTTCTGGTCGGTCTCAAAGAGGAAATCGACCCAGCGCCAGCGCTTCTGATGCGACATCGCCGGTTGCGCCTGCTCCGTCACGCCAAACAGCGTTTTGGTCATCCACTGCGCGCGGAAGTTGGCCCCGTTCGCCGAGTTGCCGCGCCAGAGCTGGTACACGTAGCCGCCGGTTGAGATGTTGGCCTCACCCGAGAGCAGCACCGAGGCCTGCGTCGGCGCGTCGGCTTCACACGCCGCCGACATCGAGCCCCACAGCGGCCGTTCGTACCAGACGCCCCAGCGGTAATTCCAGGTGACGGCGGTCGTCGGTTCCAAAGCCGCACCGGAGGCAATGAACCACGTCACTTCGCCGCGCGTGATGTCGGCGAGGCAGTGGCACTTGCGGCGCGCCGCGTAGCTGAGGCCCGCCAGCGTGTTTTTCATCGGATGGCTGATGATCGTGTCGTTCTCGCCGTCAAACAGGCGGATGTCCTTGAGCGGCGTCAGGTACGCAATCGTCACGCTCGCCGTCACCTGCACCTTGCCGTTCTGGTCGGTGTACTTGCTGCCTGCCGGGATGCGTGCGACCGTACGCGACGTCACCCAGCCGGTCTGCGCGTTGGTGCGCGTGCGCGTCCAGTCGATCACGTTGCCGATGACCTGACCGGTGCCGCTGACCGTCCACAAGGCGCGTTCGGTGCCGACGACAATCTGCCCCTCGAAGTTGCCGAGCGCGCCCGTGCATTCGTCGCCCACGGTTTCGGCGTCACTGAAGTCGAGGAAATTCGCCGTCACGAGCACCGACTCAGGGAGCCCTGGATCGGAGAAGTAGCCGCGTGTCGGATACGCGTCCGTCTTGAAGTACCACATGCGCTGCTTGTGCGGCTCGCAGAAGTACGCCTGCGGCGGCGGATCGCCGTGCTCTTCGAGGATCCGGTTTTCGAGGATCGTCAGGTCCGCCGTGTTGTCGGCGTACGCCACCGTCGTGCGGCCATCGATGTAATCCACGAAGTAAAAGACGTCGCCCGTGCCGGTCGTACGGTACAGCTCGTAGCCGGTGACGCTGGTATTCGGTGAAGCCGCCCAACTGACGTTTACCTGCCGGTCCTGCACCGACAGAAACGCGCTGGCAATCGATCCGGCCTGCCGCGCGCCACCGATGAGTGCCAGGAGTTTGTAGCGATAGGTGCCGAGCAGCAGCCCGCTACTGGCGGACAGTACCGTGGTCGGCGTCGGGCTCTGAATGGCCCCAGCCGCCGTAATGGTCGTGTTGGCAATCTTCAGGGTCGCGCCCTTGCCGGTCGTGATGTAGAGGTCATCCCCAAACTGCGCGAAGTCGGCAATCGCACCGCTGATGCCGAACCACGTCGCGCCCAAAAGCGTCCAGGTGACGCCAAGATCGTTGGAGTACTTGATCTCCCACTCGTTGGTGCCATCATCGAAGATGCCGATCAGCCGCCGCGTGATCGTGCCGCCTGCCGTCTGCTTGTAGTGGAACAGATTACGGATGCGCGTCGGATGCCCTGCGGTCGTCAGGACCGGCGTCGTGTTCTGCCTGACGTACCCGTTGATGCGCTTCGCGCGGCCGTACTTGTCGATGTACAGATTCAGCGTGCCGCCTGACGAGAAGATGTCAGGCAGGGCAATCGCATGTATGCCCTCCTGAGATCCAAGAAACGCGTCGAACAATTGAACTTGAAGAGGGGTACCAGCAACTGGTGCAGCGGCAGGTGGCATCAGACCAACCCCGCTTTCTTGCGCCGCACATACCAATCATGCGAATAGCACTTGTCGCACACGGTACGGTATCGGCGATAGTCCGCAACGTGCGGACACCACAGCGTTGAGGCGTGCTGCGTTCTCGCCTTCTTAAAAATAGCCAACAATTCTCGAATCCTCGCCTTGCGACGATCACCCATCAAGCAATAAAGCGTCATCATCCACGCGGCTGCAGATGGCCCGCTGACCGTGCAGTAGTAGCAGGGTAAATCATTCGGACGCAGCGGATCGACACGCCTGCCAACAGACGGGGCGCCCAACATGGTCGCTGCCCGTTCAACTACGTCCAGGTCTGTCATGTACACCTGAATCGTGATGCAGTTGCCACGCCTGGAAAAACAGCCTTCCCCTTCCAGCAATCCCGCCAGCCACGCGATGTCACGCATGGAGAGCTGTACCTGTAAGGCAGTCCCAACAGTACCGGCAGCAGCGGGAGCTGGGCTCATTCAGCCTCCGATGCCGTTCTGAAACGGAGACACTTGCAGCCACCCCAGCAACGTGCCACCGTAGTACTGGAACGTCACGCCTCCCCAATAGCCACCAATGACCACTGGCGCAGAAGAGCGTAAATGGAACCGATTAGCAGGAAGTGAATTCGTATTCTCGTGGAAGAACGTCACGTGCGTGCCACCCGTGAATACAAACTGCACAAGCTGCCCTGTAAACGGCGGCGAGGTTGACTGGAGGCCCGTTAGGTTGATCGGCTCTGTCGCAGGATCGATTTGAATTATCGTATGCCCGACAATCCCCGGTGCGTAGTTATCTACCTGCGTAGGCCCCGTGAGAGCGACCTCTACAAACGTCCATGCCTTCGGGGCATAGAGCGGCGGTACCGTCGCTACCTTCGCAAAATCCGTACTGTCTAGCCCATCGAGCTTGTCTGCGTTCGCCGCATTCGCGGCATTGGCGGCATTGTCTGCGTTGGCCGCAATCAGGTTCGGCACGACGGCCGCCCCGAGATTCACCGCAAACGGCGCACCGATGCCACGGTCAAACGTCTGCAAGCCCGTGATCGTCTGATCGACTTCAGCGAGCACCGCCGTCTTGCCACTCAGGTTTGCAGAAGTATTGCTAAGCGCAACTGTGCTCATGTCGTATGCACCTGTGAATAGGTCAACGTCTGCGGCCGGTCGCGCCGGAAGCCTTTCATCGCGGCGACGACGGGCGTAAAGAGGGCGTCGGCCAGGGCATCAAGTTGCCCGGTACTGTCATCGAGGCCCGTACGAATCAACTTCGCCGCGAATGTCGCCAGCGGCGTCAGGCAGATGTCGGGGTACGTGATCGTTCCGGCGACGGTGATGTCCGGCTGCGCCTGCAGGCCGTACCACCGGAGCGCGTACGCCGCCCTCGGCACCGGACTCCAGAAGAAGCTGCGGCCGTTCGTCCACGCCGCCAATGGCTCACCGAAGCTCAGGCTGCTGATGGACTGCGGCCACGCTTCGCTCGGGAGATGCGCTCCGGCCTTCTGCACCAGATCAAGCTGGTACAGCGGACGGCCGGTGTCATCGAGTCGCCACAGGGCATCCACGCGCAGCACGTCGAGCGGAAAGGGCGTGGTCTCGCTGCTGGGTGTCGTGGTGACGGTACCAATCGAGTCTCCAAACGATTGCGGATGGAGCGCCAGTACGCTCTCCAGATAGTCCTGCGCCATGTTCGCCGCCGTCAGCGCCTTGACGACACCATCCTCGCCGGGCTGCACCTGCAGCTCGGGATGCAGCAGCTCCATCCGGTCGAGCAGTACCTGACCCGTGGCCATCAGTTCACCGAGTAGGTGAGCCAGCCCGCGACGGCGACGGCCGTGCCCAGGCTCAGATTCAGGAGCGCGCCCGGTGCCGTCTCGAAGTGGCCTTCGGGATCGAAGCCCGGCGCAAAGCCGGTGTTGGCGGCGAGCGCCACGGCACCGGTCAGGTTCGTACCGCCTGCGCCGCTCTGAAACTGTGCGGTCACGGCTGCGCTCCCGACGAGCACGACGTTATGCACGCGGATCTTCTTGCCAGCCACGGCGGCCACGAGCGTGTTGTTGCCCGCCGAGGCCGCGATGATGGGGGCGCGCAGCACGGTCTGCGTTGCGCCGGACTCGTGATAGCTCGCCATTAGCCCCCCGCGTGATGCTTGGAGAATTTCGATCCGTTGCTCTTCCCGTACCCGACCTGAATCTGCGCGTGCTTCCAGTGATCACGCGCAATCTGCCCGACGTACTCGCCCCGGTGCCGCTGCCGCGCATCGGTGTCGCGTTTGACTTCCTCGACAATCCGGTCGAAGTAGATTTTCCCGTTGCCCCACTTGCGGGGGCTGCGGTCGTAGATAGTGGCGAGCGTGCGCTCGTCCAGCGGCATGTAACTGCCGTCGCCGTACCGCACCGGGAAGAGCATCTGCCACCCGGCACACATCCAGTGCGTGATGCGCGGGTTTTTCACCCACACACACCAGCGTTCATGCACCGGATGCCACACCACACGCAGTTGTGGGTCGATGGCATCGACGTCCCGGCGAAACGACTCCGGGGCCAGGACGGCATCGGCCCGCCCCGGATGGAAGAAGTGCCAACTCCGTTCAGGACCGAGCGGCTTGGGCTTGCTGATCGGCGTCGTGACCGTGCCGATGTCCCGCGCATTCAGCCGCCCGCCGCTCAGCCCCGGTACCGGCTCACTCTGCAGCGATTCCCACATCAGCCTAGCGTCCGTAGACCTTCAGGTGCAGATCCCGATGCGCTTCGACGTGCTCCTTGGCCGAGAGCAGATGCTTCGCCATCCGGCTCTGCGCCATGTTGCGCGCACTCTGCGAATCGGTCTGATAGCGCTCGGTCGTCTGACACACCGGGCAGCGCAGCCACCCTTCGGTGTCGTTGGTGATGAGTTCGGTGTAGCTGACCGTCTGCTTGACCCAGCGCGGAATCTCGACCGGCATTTCCGGCCCGCCGCGCAGGGCAATCGCCAAGCGTTGCCGGTCGCCGTTGCCGTCGAAGTAGGTCCGCACGTGCCCAGCATCCGAGCCGGTCGCGCCCATCGACGCACGGCCGCGCGAATCCCAGCCCGCCATCGTCGGGAACTTCGGGAAGCCCGGCCCGCGCGTCGTTTTCATCCGCATCCACTCGGCGTGCTGATCGAGATAGAGCTGGCAGCGCGCCTTGATGGCGTCGATGCCGACCCACGGCACTTTGTCGTGCTTCTGCACTTCATCGAGCGCGTACAGGGCGTCAATCACGGGAAGAACCGCCTGCGGATTGACGTCGCGGGGCATGGCAATCCGCGCAACAACCGCAGGCGGCTTCCCCCCGTGATCGATGATGAACTGGTTTTCCGGCAAGCTGAGCGCCACCGGATCGAACGTCTCGGCCTGAATCGCCTGCATCGCAGTCCTCGTTAGATGGCGACGGCGACCGGGCTGGCCGCAACCGTCGCGCCCTCGTCATAGGGCTCGTACCAGAGATCCCAGCGGATTGCGCCGGTCTTGTTCGCGCCCGTGGTCAGGTAGATTTCGCCCTGCGGCGCAATCCAGTTTCCGGTGGCGGGGCCGATGAACGCCGCACCCGCCGTGCTCTTCGCCATCGCGGTGCCGTCGCCCTTCACGATGATCATGCCGCCCACTTCGAGCGAACTCAGATCGACGGTGGCAGCCACGTCTACCGCTGTGCCGACCGCTGCCGGGCCAGGACCGAGCGCCTTACTGGACACCTTGGCGACGGGATCGGTCGCCGCAATCGCGGTCGTGACCGTGCCCAGCATCAGCAGGACGCGCACGCGCCCGCCGTTGACGCGAAAGAGAATGTCGGTCGTGGTCTGCGGCAAAAGCTGCGCGGTTCGTGACGCATGGACCCACCCGAGATTGGAACCACCGGGGCGCGCCTTCTGTACGTTCTTGGCGACAAAAGCCATTCGAGTACTCCCTGCCCCGTTGATCCACAGTGGGGCTCCTGTTGTGTGCGCGGCGCGGGGGTTGGCAAGACCATCCCCTCGCGCCGCGCCTCTTGGGGAAAATTACGACTCGGCTACATCCGCGACTCGGACGCCCGCTGCCGGGTTGTCGGTGATGAACTGTCCCTGCCAGTACATGAGCACTTCGTACGTGGCGCTGGTGGTGTCCTTGAAGAACGGCTTGTCGGGGAAAATCTTCGAGATCGGCATCGGCAGCTCGTTCTCGCCGTGGCCGATGAAGAAATGGCTCTTGTCGAGCCCGATGATCGTGTTGGCCTCGAAGAAGGGATCCGCGTACCACGGCACGCCGGAGAAGTCGTAGATGGACTTGCCATCGCCGTCCTCGCCTGCGCCCTTGCTGCCCGACTCGCTGCGACCGACACCGCCACTGATGCCCACAGTCCTGCCGAGCGCGTAATAGCTCTCGTTCCGCAGAATCTCGTGGTACCGCCGCATGATGGGCAGGTTCGACCACCACTCGGTCAGCATCGCGCCGCCTTTTTCGCGGACGCCATCTTCAGCCTGCAGCAGCAAGTCCTCCGTCACCACGCGGTTCACACCGCCGTTGGCCAGGACGACTGACTTCCAGTAGGAGTTGCCCGCGACGGTGCGGTCGATGTTGCCGACGTTGCCGACCACCGCTGGCGGATTCACGTCACTGACAAGGCCCAGGATGCCGTTCAGGTGACGGCTCGTGGTCGTGACGCTGATATCGCACGTCCCGGCGATGGTCAGGTAGTCGCCTGCCGCCGTGCCTGCCGAGTTCGCGCCGATGGTGACGTTCCGTGTGATCGGATCGACGTCCTGCACGGCGACGGCTGCGCCGGAGGCGAGGATCGTGTCGTTGTCGGTGTCGTCCATGAAATCGACCACCATGCCGGGCTCGCAGCGAGGCAGGTAGCGCGAGGTCAAGGGATCCAGGTTGTCGGCCGCGCCGAGCGTGATCAGTTCGCCGCGTCCGGTGCCGAGCAAGTCAGCGTTGACGAGCCGGAAGATGCGATTGCTGATGGAGCGGTCCATCAGCTTGACGACGTTCTCGAAGGCGGCTTCGGATCGGGTCGCGTCCTGAATCAGCTTCCACGAGATGTCGTAGATGCCGACGAATTCCTTGAGCGCCCAGGTCGCTTCGGCCGAATCGGGCTGCACAGCCACAGGAAGCGGCCCGCCTTGCGCGATGCCTTTCCACGTGCCCGCGTTCTTGACGAGGATCGGCGTGAGGTACTGCCCACGTCCATCCAGACGCACCTGCTTCCGCTTCATGCGGTTGAAGAAGTTGCGTTCGAGATTGAAGAGATAGAGGACGCGATCCGTGTCCGCGTAGGTGTAGCGGAGGGTTTCGATCAGGTCCGTGGTTGCGGTCGCTGGCATGTCCGTGCCTCACGTGCCGCAGCGACGTGTCAGAAGATGAACTAGCCGCCGTTCCCCGATTGCAATCCGGCCCACAGGCGCTGCGCCAGCGTTTCGGCTGGCTCGCCGCCTTTGACTTCACGCGCTTGCCGGAACGCACGGGGTGGCCCACCGTTGGGCACCTGCGGGCGTGACGCGGCTTGCGCGCGTTGCTTATCCAAGGCCCGAAGCGTCTGCTGGTAGCCCTGCCACCGGTCCCGCACCATCTGTTGAAATGCGCCCGGCTCGGTCTCCCACCCGGTGTACGAGTGGTAGATGTCCTGCATCATTTCGTTGATGATCGGGTCGTTGGGCAGTTGCAACTGCTGCCGCGTTTGCTGAAACATGGAGCCGAGTTCCTGCTGCTGCGCCTTGCCGGTGAAGCCGGTAAAGTGCTGCTGCAGTTGCTGGTTCTGCTGGTGCATCAGCCGCAGCGCCTGCTGCGTCTGCGCGAGCTGCTGCGCGACTTCGCGCACGATGCCCGCGACCACCTTGCCCTCGACGTAGGGCGCTTTCTCCAGTTGCGTGATGAACTCGTTGCCCTGTTGCTGCCCCGCTTGCGCCTGTTGCTGCTGCCTGACACGCGATTCGTACTCTTGCTGGAGGCGCTGCTGCGTTTGGGATTGCCACTGCTGGCGCTCGGCAGCATCGCGCTGCCGCATCCGCGTCAGTTCATCTTTCGAGACGTAGCCGCTCTGAAATTTGTCCCAGGTGACGGGCTCTTTGCCACCGGGCGGAATGAACGCACTGGTGGGCGTCAGCGCAATCGGAGCGGGCGCTTGGGGCGCGCCGGTCGATCCGCTGGGAGCCTGTGGTGCGCTGCCGCCGCCGGAGGGTGCGGAACCCGAGAAATCGTCAGGCATGGACGCCTCGCTTTTCGAGTGGACCGCTGAGGCTTGTCCACCGGTCGTCCAATCGGAATGATTG